TGGTCTGTATTAAAGCTTGTAGCAACATAACCGCCCATGTTTGGCCAAGTCGACGTACCTGTTATTAAGTATTAACTACTTGTATACCTGAAATATAAGGGTATTGAGTTGAATAGTGAATATTATATGCACTATTAGATAGGAATGTGTAGCCAGCATCGTTTGCAATAATTATATCAAAATAACCTGTTGCAGAAGGAGCGGGGTAATTTAATGAGATAAAATTATCATTTAAAGGTATGTAGTCTGTAATAGGTACAACCCCTGTAAGTGTGGGGTAAGAAAGAGATAACATATCTGTAGACACAAATGGTGTAAATGTTGTACCGTTACCAAACATAGTGTGTGTATTTGCGCTTAAAAATATACTATTAGTGTGAGATAGCATGTTACCGTGTATGCCTATATTACCAGATAAGCCTTGATGTGTGATCCATCTACTAACGTATGGTAATTGTGGTACAGCAGACACAACAAACGATTCTGTATATTCAGGGTTAACTAAAGATTCGTAGTTTTCTAATAAAGGTACTGCTGATACAGGATTAAAGTTAGTATCTATTTTAAATATTCTACCCTTTGTGTTGGCGTCTGCTTTAAACAACCATCCTTTAATCGTAAATGATGTGTCGCATGTAACCCGGGTTGGTTGTGAAGCGTTTTGATCGGTTGGGTACGTCATATTAAGAGTACCATTCCAAAGTACATCTGAACGAATCTCAATACCAGTCATACCTTCTCTTTGCCACGAAATAATAAAATAAGGATCACTATATGGAACAAAATTACTTAAAATCTGATCCATGTCGTTTTGAAAACGAGTCATAATACTAACATTAACCTCAATATTAACCGGTACCGGTTGAAGGTTTTGGTTAGAAGTAGAAACACCACCCGTGTTAGGGTTTAAATTAAATTGACCGTATATTTTATTAAATACTCGATTCTGATCCCTGGAAATATTAGATATCCAAAACGCAACAGCCGGTAGAGTAAAGTTTTGAGCTTTATCTATTAAGTCAAACAACACTCTCTGCTTAGGTGCATATACATAACGAACAGCTACGTTGTTACCCACTTTACCATTGTTATCATAACGCTTTACTATCGCTCCGTCAAATGCCTGGAGAAATTGCGTTAATAAATCCCTTACCTCCCAATGATATGTATAATTCTGCACTTATATACTTATACAATACGATCTAAGAAGTGTTTGGGTAAGATCTTCTTATTATCTATTATAGTTTTAGCGGATAAACCGTCTAATATGTAAGTTACGCTTTCATCTTCTACACTTCTGGTACATCTACCACAGGCTTGTATTAAAGCGATAAACATGCGCATTTTGTACCAACCTGGATCTTCTTCAAAGAGCTTTTTAATTCTCTTACCACCTAAAGAGGGATAAGGTAGTTTTATAATAATCTGCCACTTACCCAAATCCCCTTTAAGATCTAACCCCATAGTTAATGAAGGACTAACTAAAACCGTATCATCCGGTCTTAACATATGTTCTTTAATAATGTCTTCATTGGTTGTACCCTCTTCTCTACATAGGTACCTTTTACCTTTAAGTTTTCTTTGTACAGCTTGAGTAATAGCAAATGAATGCGTATGAACAATACCTTTCTCACCTTTATGGCTATCAGCTAATGTATGAGCTATATCTAATACAGGTGGTAAGTTCTTTTCCATTAACTTATGATTCAACGGGAACTTGGTATGACAATAAATAGGGCTCTTTTTAGGGTCAAATGTAGATTCAATCTCTACATATTCAAAATCAGTAATACCTAATGTCTTTGCAAATATGTTTTTATCTACAATAGTTGCGCTCATTAAGATTACGGTTTCAGCATAATTAAACAAACAGCCACTAAGCTTATCAATCTTTAGAGGGGTAAAAATAGCTTTCTCAGCATCTTTTTCGATAATGTATTGTGTATCTTCCCAATGATCAATAGTATTAATAATAGATTCATACAGATCTTTTCTGAACTGCTGTTGTATGAGCTCCATTTTGTTATTATCGTAGCGAGAACGATTAGCTTTAGAATCAATACCTTCTTTTATAGAAGAAGCTAAATCTGTTAACCAACCAAGTGCTTTGTTTGGGTTATCTGTAGTTAGTTTACTAAACTCTATATCACTCTGTGTTAATCTACGATAATCAATAACTGTAGAGAAGTTCTTTACAATTTCGTCTTCTAACTCAGAACACTCGTCTGCTACTATAACTTGTCTATGTTTTAAATGATTGGGTAGATTAAAAAAAGAAGCGTAATTTAATACTGTAAACTTTTCTATTAAAGCACTATTACGAGATTCATAATATGGACATCTATGTTCTTCCCAACACTCTTTTCTCATCTTTTGTGCAATTACACACGGTGCAAAGTCTACAGTGAAGCTCTCATCCACATCACACTGATAATTACTCTTACCTTTAAATATAGACGACTCGTTAAATAGCTCTTTATACTGATTTTGTAGTGCTTTGGTAGTGGTTAAAGCAAATAAACCGTGCACCGGAAACCGAGCCATCACATCAATATAGTCTTCATCATAAGCATGGTAATTAAACACTAAGTTCTTAAATTCAGTATCACATTCATCTGTTGCATTGGCAAGTGTCTTGCTTATAAATGATTTACCTGAACCAGTAGGAGCCTGTACTATAATAAACTTCTTTCCTTTCTTTATAGCTGTCTCAATATCCTGTAGGCCTTTTATTTGATGAGGCCTCGGGTTATATCCCGCAGGAAAATAATCTAACAAAGGTTTAATAAGGTCCATTTAATAATAATAGACCCTATTTAAATTAGTTCAATGACGAAATTGTAAGAGTCGTATTAAAAAATTTACATTTCTTAACTTGATTGGTAGCTTTCAAATTAACTAACAATTCAAAATCTTGTTCCGCCAGGGATTCAAGCGTGTAATCAAAAACTAACTTATTTGGTTCTCTTTTTATGTTAAAAGGGAAAGGAATTTCAAATGTTTCCTTTTTCTTTTCGGTAAGCATTATAAGAGATAAATAACATCCAGAAAGTTTAAAGTTAATAAGTTTTCCCTTTTTGTATTGCTTACTTCTAAGGGTTAAAACTATATTTTTTTGAAAGTAATTTTTAAGGTCGTTATCGATATTATTAAGCATTTTATTTGTCCATAAACCGTTCTTTATCGGCTGTAGACATTCTACTTAATACCTCACTGAAATATTTCCAGAACTGTTCTGGTGGTGTTGTAGGTATAACACTAACAATATCAGCAGATTCTGCAGGCACTAACCTATAATCTTGCATAAAAATATCCCAAGTTAGTACTAATCCTTTAGTCTGTGGATTGAATTTAAGATGCCCGGTGGCTGGTTTAAAGTTAAGCGCAGTCCTTCCAGCTGAACTATTTAGCAAAATAGTATCATTAGTAGCAAGCATTCTTCTTGTAATAGGCTCGCCAGTAACAGGGCGTCTTCTGACAAATTTAATTTCTACAGCATTCTTCGAAAGTAGGGCTGCTAATGCTGTTTGAGAAACTCTCATTTAACATACTTATCGTATGTATCTTCAGGTTCCGCTACACCAAAAATACGATCTTCATTGAGAAATACAATATTTTTTAGGTTATTAACGTTACTTGCTTTTAGCCCGAAAGTGCTTGGAAAAATAACATGCTGACCAGGTTTAACCTTTGCACGCGGTCCTGCTAAAATTACTTTAGCTACACGCCATGCCTGATTAACAGCATTAATAGGTATCCAGATGTCACCTCTACGAATCATTGTACCATCATCATTTGTATCTGCAAATTGACAAAAGAGAATGTCGTCTAATACTGAAGTAAGTTTCCAGCTTTTAAGATTTAAATCACTATTTGCATAGTCTTCAAGTCTTACCATGCCTTTTGTAAGATCTGTCTCAACTGCCTCATTAGCTTCAAGGGCTTTGTTTTGATCGGCTTGGTTTAAACCACTCTGCTTAATATCTCTCTCAATCTTGTGTTGTAGGCTTTTTTTCATTTGGTAATTTTAAATTAAATAATTCTATATATTGATTTACTTCTCTTGCTGAAATTTCAAGGTGATTGGCAAGGGTCTTTACAGCTTGTTTACTATTAGTAACGGATTCAGTTTCTTTTTTCTTCTTTATATAAGAAGTGCGTTTAAATTTACATGCAGGTATAACTCCATGTAAATAATTAAACCATGCAGTATTATTATCTAATACTGGCCACACTCTATTGCTTGTCTGGTTAACAAGATTAGATACTTGCGGTGAATACATAGAGCACCACCGCTGTATCAAATAAGGTTGAAACTCTTTTACTTCGTCAATATTAGAAGTATCAAGTCCCTTAGTCTTAAAAAGTATTTTGTTTAAATATTCGAACATTAAACAGTAATCTTAGTTGTAGCAATAAAAATATTGTCTACCATGCTATAAAACTGATCAATAACTGCATTCTGGAATTTAACTGTTTGTTCTGGAGTTAAATTTGTACTAAAAGCAAATGCAGGTGCTTGTTTACCGGCTACTAAGTTAACCCCGGTGTGTCCAATAGATACATTGTCTTTTGAGTACGTAATACTAACTGATGCTTTGCCTTTTTGTTGTACTACTCCGCCTTGTGTAAATTCAGCATGCACCATAATATCATCACCCTTCATTTCAATAGGCTTGTTAATAATCTTATGAAGAATATTAGCTATTGAGGTGTTAAATAAGCGCTGAAAGCATACTGCACCAAACGGGTCTAAGTTAGGTATTTCCCAACAGAAGTTAATCATAGAATCACTATAGATATAATCCTTCTCTAATGAGTCTTCTAAATCAATAAGATTAATAGTTACTTCAACCGGAGCAACAAAGCTAACAATATTACCGATAGGTAAAGTACGATCTCTAAAATACTTATAAGCAAAACGCTTGTGTATGAAATCGCCGTTGTATATTTTTTGGTCTGTAATAATCATAATTGTATGTTAATATAAATTTTAATATTCTCCACGGTTAAATTTGTTTATAAACCAGTCTTGACCATCAAGCCAATCTTTAGTGTAAGATTTAAGCCCAGGAGAGGCATGTATAACGTCAATATTAAAGGTACCGAGTTTTAATTTAGCTTTGTTACACTGTAAGCTAAAATCAATATCATAAAAATGAAACTTAGCCGGGCACGATTCATCAAATCTAACTCCAGCAGCAGCGATCTTTTTAGGGTTGAATGCTAAAAACAAACCGTCAAGCAATAATACCCTACCTGGTTTACCAAAGTGTGTTTTAAATGTTTTATTGTCTATGGTGTGACCTACCGTACCGCTATGAGTATCTCTT